CCGTGGGACTCCCTCATCCGTGGGGTCGTGAAGTCAGCTCCTACCATCGATTCCAGCGGGGACGTTGACTTCGACCCCACTTACCTACTCCGCTCTAAATTGGCTCCAGTCCCCTCCATGCTCCTCGACATCACCACCGGGAAGGATATTGTAGGCAAGTCCACTCGAACCCCCGCCAACGCAGTCAAGGCCGCCCTCCCATTCAGCCTTCGCGAGGCCCTAGAACAACCCATCTCCACCACGGCTTTCGGGCTCCTCGGCGGCAAAGGAACTCCAGTCTCTGCCAGTGAACAGCTCGAGGCCAAGCTCGAACAAGCCGGGATAAAGAAGTCTGACCCGGACTACCTCATCGAGCGCCGGCAATACCTATCCGACCACCCGGAGGACATTCCTCCATCCGACTCCAAGACATACAAGCGTGTTCAAGAAGTCCGCGCTGACATAACCGCCCGCCGCAAGGCCAACGACAAGAAGACTCGAGACAATGAGCAGTCCCTCGTAGACTTCCGTGACAACCGGCGGATTCTCCTTACCGAGCAGCGAAACAAACTCGAGGAACTCCTCCGTGACGAGGCCAAGAACACCTCTACCGAGCAGCGGCGTTGGCTGAACTCCTACACCGACCTGTTCGACAAGGAAGACGTCAAGGACTTCATCACCGGGGAGATCAACCCTGACGCATTCGACCGGGAGGTAGCCAAGTGGACTAACCGCTACGGCGACGATGCTTTGGACTGGATTAACCGCTACATGGGAGCCGGACTCACCCGAGTCGAGCAAGCCTACCACGATGACCTCCGCACCCTCGACGAGGCCGGGTACTTCGATACCCCCAAGTATCGCAACATGAAGTCCGGCCTCACCGAGGACGAGATCGACTCCATATCCTCCGCTGTAGATGCCGCCAGAGCCGGCAACCCACAACTCCAATCCCAGTCCTGGAGTCAAACCGCGAGGGCCCTACTCAAAGATTCCCTCAGCCCTAAGGAACTCAGCGATATCGTCAACTCCCGGTCTGAGAAATACGCCAACCCGGAACGAGAGGAACTCAAAGAGAAGTATGGGAAAGAAATCCTCTGGTTCAACTCCCGGGCCAACTGGGATTCATACACCAACTACAAACCCGGCAAGAAGACTGCCAAGGTAGGAGGCGCCCTGAAACTATCCAAGCCAACAGCGGCCAACTTAAAACCCACTCGTTAACCCGTATAAATTGACCCACCGCATACACTATCAGATGAGGATACCAATGCCTGACTCCCCTAGTACCTCTACCCCGGCCGAACCTGTAGAGCCACAGGAAGCGCCGCCCGAGGCCTCTTCGGACGAATGGATTAGACTCGACCCCAACAACTTGACGGAAAGTATCCGCGCCTTGCAAAAGGAAAATCCAAAGTTCCTTGAGGTATTCAACACCGAAGTCGGTAACCACGCTCAAAAGCAAGCGGCCCGGAAGTACGAGCCTGAAGTCAAGAAGCTTCAATCCGAACTCGAGTCCGAACGTATGCAGAGGCGCCGCCTCGAAGTCCTGGCTATGTCCGAGAAGGACATTGAAACCCAGTTCGCGGCTGACCCGAAATTCGCGGAAGAGTATGCCAAGCTAGTCCATTACGAACCTCAGACAATTGAGGATGACCCTACTCCAATCATCACACAGCAGTGGGACGAGATGGAATCTTGGGCGAAAGATCAGGGCGTTGATGATGCCTTCGTCGATAAGATTCTAGCCAAGGCCCAAAACGGAGGGTACGCAGTGGATGGACACTGGTCCCTCGGTATGCAGATGATACAGAGAGATTTCACTAACGAGATCCTCCGGATTAAAGGCTCCTCAGATCCTCAAATCAACCCTTCCCTCACTCGAGGCGGAGCCGTAGTCACCCCTGCAGGTAGAGGTTCTACCGGGGGATGGACTTTCAAGACCGCTAAGCAGTTCCAAGACCTCCCGGTTGCTCAACAGACCGAAATCCTGGAAGACCCTGAGGGACTCAAATACGTCGAAGAACTTGTTAAAAAGGGATAAACAATGGCAGTCGATGCCTTCATTCCAACCCTGTGGTCTAAGAAGTTCAAGGACGTTCTCGATCCCGCTCTCGTGTATGCCAACTGTGTGAACCGCGACTACGAGGGTGAAATCAAGAACATGGGTGATACAGTCCGGGTCAATACCATCGGCCCAGTGACCATCTCCCCCTACGTCACGAACACACTCAACCTCCTTCCTGAGCAGATCCAAGGCGCCGGTCAGCCTATGGTTATCGATCAGGCCAACTACTTCTACTTCGCCCTGGACGACGTGAACAAGGCCCAAATCAACGTGAATGTCATGGAGCAGGCTATCCGCCGCGCTTCATTCGGCATGAGGGACGTAATCGACGAGTTCCTTTCTGCCCTCCTCGCCGCTGGCGTCCACGAAGATAATGTGCTGGAAGTAACCGGCACCACCAGCTCATCCGTGGCCCAGCCCATCCTCCTCCCTGCCGCCACTCCAGACTTGTGCTATGAACTCCTGGTGGACCTCTCCACCAGATTGAACAAAGCCAACGTCCCTGGTGGCGACCGCTGGGCAGTCCTCCCTCCCGACTTCATCGGCCGGATGTTGAAGGATGACCGCTTCACCAGCTTCGCAACCTCCGGCGCCTTTGAGAACATCAAGGGTGGGAGCTCAGCCGGTGGGGAAGACGGCAACCTTCTCCCGATGCTTCGGATGCTCACCGGCTTCGACATCTACGTCTCCAACCAAGTCCCCGTCGGTGGTGCTACCGTCTACACCATCATAGCCGGGTACAAGGGCGCCGCCAGCTTCGCCACTCAAATCGCCGAGGGTCAGCCTGAAGCATTCCGCCTGCAAACCGGCTTCGCCGATGCAGTCCGTGGCCTTCAGCTGTACGGCGGCAAAGTCTTCGAACCAGCTGGTCTCGCCAGCGCCTACATCCAGTTCACCTAGGAGTCGTATCATGGCTAACGTTTCTATCGCATTGACTCCACTCGTCATCAATACCAGGTCTAACGACCTGATTGCTTCGGGGACTTCTGTCCCTATCAACGACACCTTCGACATTGATGCCAAGGGCAAGACAGATGACCTGATCATCTTTCTCGAGTCCACTGACGCCAATGCTCCGGTGGTCACCTTCAACGCCGGAGTTGACCCGCCAAGCAAGCGGGAGGGTCTTGGCAATCTGGCTGTCAACCTCGCCACCTTGGACGCTCGCATCCTCCAGCTCGAGGGTGGGCGCTTCATCCAGGCCAATGGCAAGATCACAGGTTCGGTAGCCACTGGTATCACCCGCATCACCGCCTTCCGCACCTCGCGGCGGTGGTAGAAGGAGGGGCTCCTTTCACACCCATTCGAGAGGTTGGTGGATCGCCCAGCCTCGTGTGATTGGAGCCTCCCCCCACAACGAAACTTCCCCGTGGAAACGCACACAACGCAAATTCCGCCGGGTTTCCACTTTTTCCGACCCGCCCATCACCCGTCAAAGTACGCCCCACACAACGCAAATTCACCCCTAAGGAATAAGTAGTGGCAACAGTTATCGCCGCCTCTACAGTCCCCAACCTCGACGGTGTAAGCCGGTACTCCCTATTTAAGAAGCTGGCCCTCGACACGGGCATGTTGTTCTGTGGAGTAGTAACCGAGGGTGGGATTAACAGTTTCCAAGACACCGGGAACCTGATGACTTCCCAAGGTGTACCTGAAGACTGGATAGGCGGATGGTTCCGAGCGTCTAAGACTGCTGCCCACGCTGCTCCCGAAGGCCAAATCGCCCCGGTCTCGGATTATGAACCTGAGTTAGGCAAAATAGATCTATCCACCCATCTCACCGGAACCTTATCTCCCGGTGACGAGTATGAGCTTTGGAAGATCAACCCGAAGATAGCCAAAGACATTGCCGACTCATGCCTCACCGACGACCTCTATCTCCCATGCTGGACGGTGTTAAGTGAAGTCCCCGATTATGATATGGAACAGCCCGGTACCGACGACTGGAGCAACTTTAATTCCACCGTCAGTAAACAAACTGAGCAACCACGACTCAGCTATTCCGGGAAACGATACTTGCGTGTCGTGTCTAGTAGTCCGGGAGGTTACGCTCAGTCAAATCCTCTCCCTATCGAGCCTCGATATACTTACCAGCTCTCCGGCGTAGCCCGGTGTGATGCAGGTTCGGTAGCTGAGTTAGTAGCATGGGATAATACTAACGACGTAGAGATTCAGTCGTACCCCAGTGACCGCCAGTACCCCGCTCGTATATGGCATCACTTCCTAGCCCCCGAGAATTGCCGTGAACTATCTATCCGCCTCCGGAACCAGAACACTGGTACTATAGACTGGGATGAGATAAGCTTCCATTCAGTCAACGGAGCTGATATCCCCCTCCCATGGTGGGTAAAGAATGATACCCAGGTCAAGGGTATATTCAACCTAGCCCCACTCTCCATTGGCAAGCAGCTCTGGGATGCCACACTCCGCGGCGAAGATGACACCCGCTTTGACGTGATTCCAAACTTTGGCGGCTACACCCGGTTCAAAGCCCAGGCCCGCCAGGGACTCACTACTCACCCCATCTTCATGTTTGGTAGTCGAAACGAGACGCCCTTCGAATCCGATGTTGAGGATCTTAAGTACCTCGACATCAATCTATTCGTGGCTTGTCTCAAGTACCGCTTATACAAGTTCCACTCTCAGCCCCTAGTCACCGGCCTTCTCGACGCAGAGAACTTCAAATCCATGCTCGGGCCGGCGGAAGGCGAGTGGATGCGTATCTCCCAGTCCATGTCCGTGGAGTTAAACAAGACCCTGGACAGCCCAACTCCGTGGGTGGAGTACATAGATCATAGGTTCACTTATGGAGAAGGCAGATGAGTAGATCACGCACCCCGTTTCTTTCCGGGACTATTCTCAATAACCCTCTAGCCATAGGTGGTACTTCACTAAGCAGCGCCGGGCTCGCATCCCTCCCTGCTATCGCTTCTCCAAACATAGCCGTTCTCGTCCTTGACCCCGCTGGCTCCGGCGGTGTACCTGAGGTAGTCTGGGTCACTGCACACACCGCTAGCGCAACCACGGCTACTATAACCCGAGGCGCAGAAGGAACCACAGCCCGTGCCCACAACCTCAATGTTCCTTGGATACATGCCCCAACTACGTACGACTTTCAGGAAACCTACGGAGCTCAGCTAACCGCGGCTTCCAACCTCGTCCTTCCCGTATCTGACCATGAGAAGTTCTTCGTAGTCAATGGAACTACTACGATCAATACTATGGATGCAAGACCGGTAGGATCCAGAGTATATCTTCAGTTCACCTCTGATGTAATCATTACTTGCAATGCTGGAACTAATGGCTTTGTCTGGCCCTTTGTCAATGCCGTGAGTAACAATATCATAGCCAAGTCAGACGAGATCCTTGAATTCGTATTCACGGCTGGCAATAAATGGTATCTCATGGCTCGGTCTCAACCATCGGCCAGTGGTTGGCAGCTAATGACTAGGCAAAATAGCACAGAACAAAGTGCTGCCAATAATGCAGCGTCTGATATGTTAACTTTGGGCGGGCTTGCTATTCCAGTCGAGAAGTGGGTAAAGATTACTGGACAGTATAGAAAAGCTTCGGGAACTGAAAATGTTGTAATAGGGTTAAAGATTAACTCCACTATTATTTCTGATTCCATGTTCGCAATAGCTGGTACGCCTACTGGCCCTGGCATGTTCGAGATAATCATACCCCCGAGGGATGCAGCCTATCCTTATTCTATCATGGGACGGTCTGAGTGGCATAAGTCAGATGCTTCTGTCGGTAACACAGCCAGCATGGGAACACTTTTAGCCGCTGTTCCAACTGCGATTATAACTACAATAGTTATAAGAAGCGGAAACATCGGTACTGGGGCTGGTGTTGTGGCAGTTAAGAATGTCATAGTAGAGGTTCTATAGGAGGAAGTCATGGACGAACAAATGGAACGATTCAAGGAACTCTGGGCCGACCGCGAGACTCGCGACGAGGCAAAGGAGTTCGCCAAAGCCTGGGTGGAGAACTATGAGGACAGCCTCAAGGTCCTATTCGAAGGCCTCACCATTGAACAGTTTGTCCAGCAGGTAGACCTGTACCGGTCGCAGGGCCGGGAGGACATGGTAGTCAAAGCGGAGATGTGGAATCTGGCGAAGATTCCCCCTCAACGCATCATCGGGAGTTACGGCCCACCCCCTGAGGCGGTACGGTAATGGCACTCACGCTTACACTCACCATAGCCCGAGCAATGGCGCTGCTCACCGACCTCAAGACCTTCATAGACAGTGGTACAGCCGCGGTCATTGAGATCTACTCCGGCACACAGCCTGCCGATGCGGATGCGGCTGTTGGAGGCGGCACCAAACTTGCTACGCTCACCATGTCAGCCACCGCTTTCGGGGCGGTCACTGACAACAACCCCGGTGCGATTATGACAGCGGCAGCCATCACCCCAGATGCGTCCGCTGACGCTACCGGTACCGCGGCGTGGTTCAGGATGCTAACCCAAGCCGGTGGGACAAACATTCTGGACGGTAGTGTAGCCGTCGCCGGTGCTGATATGAACTTCAGTACCGTGGCCTTCACCGCCGGTAGCCAAATCGAGATCTCCTCCATGATTATGTACATTGGAGAAACTGACGCGCAGACTTATCCATAGGGGAGGCTGACCCATGGCCTTCCCCGTAGTTGCTAGCATCACTCCGTCCCACTTCACAACGCAGGTAACGACTCACAACGTCCTCATGCCAGCGACCGTAAACGCTGGCGACCTGCTTCTGATGATAGTTTCGGCCACAGGTAGTACTTCATTCACACTCACCGCACCTTCAGGCTGGACAGTATCGGGCCTTGGCGTCTCAGGAACCAACTTTCGGTCACAAGGTTATGTCAAGGATGCTATTGGCAACGAGGACGGGACAACAGTAAATGTAGCTTCTACACAGATTACACGTATGGAAGCTCAGGTCTACCGTATCACCGGCTGGAGCGGCGACCTAAGAGACCAAATCATTCCGCCTCAGCCCAGTTCGCTTGTTAATAACCTGAATCCCCCTTCTCACGCTCCTCCTTGGGCGCAAGCTGATACACTTTGGATTTCTGTACTCACATTCAGGGACACGGCATCTAACTGTACCGTTACCGGCTATCCGGCCAGCTATTCCGGAGGAAGTACCGCAGTCACCGGAGGTGGTACAGCAGGGGCTGGAATTGCAAGTGCGTGGCGGCAGCTAAATGCCCTAACCGAAGACCCCGGCGCTTTTACAATGAGTGCCACTCCCTCTTCACATGCAGCTCAGTGTATCGGAATTCCTCCGGTCGGAGTTAATACAGCTCCTCAAGTACAAGCTATCGCTGCTACCTATTCAAGTGGAACTGTAGCTAAGCCTGGTGTTACGTGGGGCGTGAACTATACAGTTAATGACTATGAGCAGACTGGCACAAACGCTCTTCTCATTGACATCGGCACCTCGCAGGGCGGCAATGATATCTTAGGAAACCAGACCGCTACCAGTGGCACCCCCGGCTCGGGAAGTGGCTTCTCTCACACATTGCTGGCTCAAGGAAATAATACTATATGGCTGAGAGTGCGGGACGGAACTAACAGTACCAACCAATCTGTTAATGTAGTTCGCTCCGACCCTATCCCCGCGACTAGCCGGTTAGTCCTCCCCTTCCCAGTAATGTCCGCCGCTGGGACACATACAGTCTTAGCAGCCACGGGTGTTTCTAGATTAGTTCTCCCCTTCCCTAGCATGAGTGCTGTCGGCGCTCATCATCCGAAGCCGGTAGGTGTTTCTAGTTTAGTCCTGCCATTTCCTCAAATGTCGGCAGCAGCTATACAGCGCATCATAGCTGGCGGCCAGCATAATCTCTGTACCAACCCTCACTTTGAAACAGACATAAATCCGTGGGCTGTAATTATAGGTGGGGAGATTCTCTCCCGTAACACTACGGATTCTCGTACTGGCATTGCTTCGCTTGAGGTACTTACTAACGGCACTGTATTTCAAGGGGCTCAGTATGTCAACTTCGATGCGAAGCCTACTCAGGGCACTACCACTACCGCCCGAGCATGGGTGAAGGCTAAGACCGCCGGAGACATTGGGAAGCAGGTCCGACTCATCCTCGGTGCTGCAGGTACCGGCGAGGAAACCGGTGTTGACATTACTCTCAGTGCCTCTTGGCAGCAAATATCTGCTACGAAGAAATGGACTCAAGCTGGTGG